CCGCTCTCGATCAGAGCACCTTGGACGCCTCGGAAGATACCCTCCGAGAGAACCCGGGCCACGTTAGACCCGACCATGAGGATCTGCGTGGATAGACCAAGCAGCAGGTTGGCGTTGGATATCCGGAGCCATTTCTCAAGTCCACGGGGCTGTCCAGCCTTATCGATAAACTCACTGACCTCCTTGGTTGTACCACCACGCTTGTAGAGACGGTCCATTACCGTGAGCGCCAGCTCGATCTCATCCTGATCCCGGATGATGCCTTGCTCTTTCTTCCACGCCAGCTTTCTCGCCGTGTACTCAGCCTCTTTATCTTTGTTGCCGAGCATCTGCGTGATCCGCAGTGCGCGAGCCGACTGGTTGGCGATCTTAGCGCGACCTGCCCGGAGCAGGGTCCGTTGGATCGCAATCTTCTCTTTGATCAGCCGGAGATCATCCACGTCCTTCGCACCCTTGAACGCAGAGGTCTCAGGGTTGAAAGCTCCATGCTTGTTTGCCGTCGAGAGTTCAGAGAGTACTCTGTAGTACTGCTGTTGCAGCATGTCCTCGAGGGTTGCTGCGGCTACAAGGTTGGCCGACTGCTCATCGGACCAGCGAGACACGTCCGCTTGGAACGCATCTTTGAGTTCCGCGTTGAGGAAGTCTAGCCCGTGCCGGTCGATAATCTGGGATGACATCGCGGCCACCATTGCCCGGGTCTTCGGCTCTTGGATCTTGCCGAACACACCCTTGACGGTTGCAGCGACAACCTCCTGTAGCTCCCGGATATCCGAGGTGATCACACGGTTCTGTAGATCTTGGACACCTGAGACATCTCTGAGCAGTTGAACATCTACATCATTGGCCCGACCCTCGAGCTTTGCGAACTTACCGAAGGCCTCTGCGATATTGCGGTCCACCGCATTGATCGATGGGATCCGGTTGAACTCGAGGCTGTCGATAGCCGTAGATAACTCCGGACCATCAGGTTCGATCTCCCGGTAGTACTGCTCGGCTCGGGTACTGATCTTATCGACCACCGCCTTGTTGGCGGCACTAGCCTGTTCAACGCTGTCCTTGATACCCTTGTCGAACTGCTCTGCTGCCTTCTCGACGTTACCCTTGCCCGCAAGACGGACACCACGCATAACCCCGGCGATCAGTGCGTCAGCACCGATACCCAGCGCAACACCTTCCAGTGTGACCGCGAGGCGGCGCTCGAAGACTGACTCGTCTATGTCTGGGGACAGGAGATCGATGAACATGTTGGTCTCTACCACGCCAAGCTCGACGAGCATGGAGGTAAGGTTGCCATCACCATCATCGTAGATGGCGTTATCAACGATGGCACCCCGGATTGACGAGTTGGCAATCTGAGCGCCAAGGCCTGCACCTTTGACAACCTTGACCGGAGCACCGGCCCAGCCAAGTCCGAACTCGGTGATACCAGCGACGATATTGCCGGTCACAGTGTCCAGTCGATCAACGAAGAAATCTTCGCCACGCTGGAAGAACTCACGTTGAGCCTCCTCCATACGCTCCGCACTCTCGATGTTTCTCTCGAAACCCTCAATCATGCGGTCAGGCAGGACACCACCAGCGGCTTGGTCACCGGCAATGATGATGCCGGGTATCGTAGGAACTTGGTTTGCGAGGTCCGACATCGCACCGAGGAACATCATACCACCAGCGGCGAGGGCCTCAGGAGCATCACCCTTGGTGACGAGGCCAGAGACATCACCCACTACAGATGAGAAAAGGCCACGCTCTTGCTCGGGTATGACTTCTTCGGCACCGAAGTGGGTATTCACTGCGTAGGAGATCGCCGAGAAACGCTCCTGTCCGATTGCACCCTTGAGCTTCTGTAGGTTCTCAGGGTTATCTTTGAAACGGATGTACGCCCCGATCAGCTTTGCTGGTTGTCCGGACTGGGACATCATCAGTTGCATGTCGGGGGCAGGCTGGATTGATTGCGTGACTGCCTCCAAGTTACCGGCCTCTCGGGCCTGCATAACCTCAGCGATCATGCTGTCACCGTAGATGATACGGTTCACGTCCCGTGTGATCGGGTTCTCAGCAAGGGCGTCCCTGACGAGTTCAGGGTCCGTGTCTTGCGTTTGAAAGAAGGGATCGACGGGACGCTCTGGTGTGGGCGTCGGTTGTTCTTGAGGGACTACAGGTTCGACGGGCGCTGGGGGCGAGGAGGCAAGCTCCTCACGCACCCGTTCATTTTCCTGTTCCTGCTCAAAGGTCTGACGCCTGATCCTCGCGGTTTGTTGTGCGAGGGTTAGGTTCTCATCGACCATCTGCTTTCCTTACTTATTGTCTTCGTAGAGCCGTTTGCCCTCTTCGATCAGTGCCGCCATATCGACGGAGGTGTTGATCTTTGTTGCCGTCCACGCGCTTGGGCCAGCCTCATGGGAGAACACACCGTTAGCCAGTGCATCCATGTTGTCGGCGGTGATCTCTTCATCGCGGTCTAGGCCGGAATACTGAGAGACCCGCTCTGCCCATTCTGAGGCGTCATCGCTGTCCGTGTAGTACTTGTCTGCGAGATCATCGATGGTCTCCGGGTTGCCCCGGTATGCCATCCACCAGCCGAAGTATCGGATACCGTCCTCAGGCGTCTGGAAGGCCGTAGTCTCCACGTCAGATCCATCGAGACCCGGTAGGTCCTGTGACCCAAGGGTCTTGCCAGCGAATGCCGCTTCGAAGTTTTCCTTCGCGTCCGGGTCCGAGACGTTCCCAATGGCTCCGAAGTTGAAGGTACGGATGGACGCTGGGACCTTGCCCCCGTCATCCTGACGCTCCCGATCTACCCTTGTGATGTTGAGGGTTTCTCGAGTGATCCCCGAGGCTGCTGTTTCCGCAGGCTCATCAAAGATCTGTTCACGAGCGTCTGAGATACCATCGCCGTCTGAGTCTTGGAACGAGAACGAAGAGGTCTCAGCCTCATCATCAATCTCGATACCCCGCATAGCGTTCTCGATGAACATGTCGATGTTGCTTTCTCGCCGGGCGAGGGCAGCTTGATATTGCTGCTCGTAACCGCTGTCGATAAAGAACGCCCGGAACACTGGGTTCGCCATGAGATCATCAGAGAACAAACCGTCATCATCACGAAGTTTGTCGAGGAGGTTTGTCCCGTTCTCCTGTGTGCCAGCGAGGAACTGCTCGATAGCGAACTGGGCAGCGTCATTGATCATGCCCTTCTGAGCTTCGTAGCTCGTCGGGTAGGACCCTTGGTTGTCAGTGAGGAACTGGCTCATGTAGGCCTCGATCTGCCGCTTGAACGGAGACCCTTCATCGAACCCTGCGGTCTGGAAGTCTGAGGACAGACGCTTCATTGCCGCATCGCCTTCTGGTAGCACAGAAACGATCAAGTCGTTTAGGCCACCGAGGCGGTCTCTGAAGTTCTTGTAGGCCTGATGGTTGAACGCCTCGACACCCATGTTCGGCTTGTACCGGAGCAGCTCATTGAAGTCCTTCTCAGTCAGCCTGCCGTTAGCTTGCTGGATGATGTAGACCAGTCGATCTGGAGACGTGGCGTCTAGATTGTTGACATCGAGGTAGTGCTTGGCAAGCGCAAGGCGACGTGAGGACGTAGCTAGAATGCCTGCGTCTGAGCCTTCAAGGAAGTTATCCTGAGTCCTGCCGAGGTTCTTGATGATGTTATCGTAGCGGTCGGTGTAGGTCGTAACCCTCGGGTTAATCTGTGCGTACCTACTCTCAAGTGCGCTCATCTGATTTTGGTTCCCACTTAGGAACGCATAGATAAGTTCATCATCTAATGCCGCCACCTCGGCGTCTAGCTTGGCCTTTTCCGCCCTCTCTAAGCGTGCCAGCTTCTGTGAGAACCTGCCCTCGGCTTGACTGAACGCATCGCGTAAAGACTGTTGCTGGTCAGTGTTGAGACCGCTTTGTGTCATGAACTCTGGGTTCGCCAGAAGATCTGCGTAGGCCTCTGAGGCGTTCATCCAGTCTTCTTCGGAGCCGCCCGCTGCCCGCTTAATTGCAGAGACCAGAGCCGCCACGGTAATCTTGTTACCTTCAGCCTTGCTCATGTCTTGTGCGACGTTTTCTTTCTCGAACTCTGCGGTTGCAATAAAGGACGCAGCGTCACCAGTAATCAAGCTACTATACAAAGTAGAAGCCATAGCAGTTGTAGCGCCAGCCTTGGCACTCTCGTAGACCGCAGTGTCGTTCTCGAGTAGCAGTTTGTTGTTCTGACTACTGATCTGCTGCATCATCCCACCAACGATCAGTGGGTCTACATCTCTTAGGGCCGTGGAGTACTGGTCCTGCACGAAGGCTTTAAACTCTTCTTGACGCAGAGGGTCTCCGAATGCCTCGTGAGCGCGGGCGTCATTGCCGATACCGACTAGCGCCTCAGCCACCTCAGCCTGCATCTTACCTTCGAAGTAGCTTTGCTGGGCTGCGGGGTTGGTGGCGTAAGCCGAGGCACGGTCCTGCCCGGTCAGACTATCCATCTGACCAGCATAAGCGGCCCGCTGCTCGGCAAGTTTCTGCTCTTCCTCAGCCATCTGAAGTTCATCAGCGAGCTGTTGGTTAGCGATACGCTGCTCGTTAGCCGCGATCCGCCCGAAGGCTCGGTTCATCTGTGAGAAGGCGCTGGCGAGAGCGCGAGAGTTCTGCGTGTCCTTCGCTGGGCGCAGATAGTTCGCACGGGACCCAACCCCAGCGGCACTAGCGCCACCTCGGGAGGGTAGTTGTACTGGTTGTCTAGCCATCTCTTATCCTAGCGCCATACTGTTGAAGCCATATCCGCCTTGGAACGGGGTCATCGGCCCGTAAGCCCCAACCGGATTGAAACCACCGTATCCGGGGACTTGTCCGATCTGGCTCATCTGCTGCTGCTGGTAGCCACGGTTCTGCTGCTGGATCATCATCCCAGCGAACCCGTTCACTACAGGTGCGAGCATCCCGAGGGTGTCACCCATCGTCCAGCGACCCGGCACAACCGTGTTGATCTGGTTGACCTTGGTGACCTCGAGGTTGTGAAGCTCCTGCTTGTAGGCAGCGGCCATGTTCTTGCGTTCATCGATGAAGCGGCGGGAGTCCTTGCTGATCTTCGCCTGCGCATCGCTGATGGTGTTACGCACCGAGACACCTCGGAGGTTTGACGCTCCTGTCTGTGCGTTGAGCTGTGACACTTGGAGTTTGCCGAGCAGCTCGAAGTCGAACTGTTGCTGGCGAACCTTCTGGTTGTTCTGGATGAACTGGAGAGCCACGGTCTCCCGGGAGGCTGCGAAGGAGGCTTCTGCTGCCGCCTTGTTTGCCTCGAACTGCCGGTTCTGCTCCTCGATACGCGCTCGTGATTGAGCAGCCGAGGACAGCATGCCGAAGCCCATCTGTAGGGCCTGTCCGACACCACACATATTATCTGCTCCTCTGAATAGGAATTACGGTTTCCCCGCTCTCATGGATCACGGGATCGAAGAGTGTGAAGCCGACATACTCCACCCACTTGAGGTGCAGCTCGTTATCGGCGTGTACGAAGTTAAATATCTGTTCGTAGTGGGCCTGAAGTGTTTCCACCTCGGCCTTAGAGACCCGGAGGAAACCCATGACGTGATCGTCTAGGGCTGTAGATCCTAGGCCCCATACGACACCGGAGAACTCAGAGACCTCACAGGTGCCGTACATAATCAGGGGTGTGTCTCGGTAGCACAGGGTGCGACACAGGGAGGACAGCTCGAAGCTGTGCTCTAGGGCCTCCCGGGGCGTCTGCCCGGAGATGGCCGCTACCTCCCTCATGTCAGCGGGACGCATTGAGGCTGCGATGTCCTCGATATCCCGCTCTAGGGCAGGGCGAGCCTTATACTCGCCGCGCTCTAGGATTGTGCTTTCCGAACCAGTCGATATGGAGAATCGTACTGGCAAATGGTGAGTCATTCTTGATCCTGATCTCTGCATTATCGTTCCGTGTCATAACAGGGACGCGGAGATGACCAGAGGTCTTGGGAACCTCACCGTACTTAACGTCCACGAAGCCTACCTTTGGACCTGCGTTGTAGGTCTTGGTTGCTCGCCCACGGCTCGATGTTTCGACCGTAAATGCAACCGTATCTGAGTAGGCGATGTTGATGTAGTTGACGGTCAGGCGACCATCCGTGACCACGATCTCACCCGAAGGTTTCCGTGGTGCTCTGCGGTAGAACGTCGAGAGCTTGACATCCATCGTGTACGGGATGCCAACCACCACCTTTCCAGCACCCACCTGTGTCCGGTAGTCGCCTTTGAGGATGAGGTTACCCGATGACGTGAAGCGATCAATGGGGATCGTGTGGCCGTCAGTCAGATCCCAGCACTCAACGAGGTCTGTACCATCGAAGGGGATATTGATCCGTGTCTCTGCTACTTCTTCGTTCCCTGAGACACCCTGCGCATAGAACGTGGTGTCAGGCAAAGTGGGAACGACCTGTAGGTCGAGCCTCATAAGCTCGGTCCCCGGTACATCTTGCTGATCCCGGATATCAATCTTCGACAGCTCCCTCTCAGTCCCGAGGCTCGAGACGATGTAGAGGTAGTTCTGGAACAGACCGATGGACTCAATAGTCCCAACACCCAGCGTCCACTTACACCACGCGCTCTGGACCTTCGTCTCTCCGTCATACTCGAACTTGTAGACGTAGATGGACGTAGGGTCATCGCGAGACAGAACGAAGATGGACTTGTGGTCTCGGCTTGCCTGAATGTATCGAGCGTTCCCGGTGATATACTGGGGACACTGGATCGTTAGGTCCGAGGACAGCAGACGGTCATCCGTCGCGGCACCAAGGAAGAACTCTCGAGCTACCGTGAAGCCGCCGACTTCTGAGGTGAAGAAGGCAGACTTACCGATTTCATGTGGCTTAACCTTCGTGGAGGTCTCGAAGTCACCGATCTGGATGACGGTTGCTGTTTTGGGCGTGAGCACACCTGATCCAGAGTACATCCGGAACTGCCCCTTGTCAGAGAACAGGATCAGGTTGTCCTGTACGGCTAGGGCAGCATGAGGTTTCTGTACGCGACCGAAGTTCAACTGAACGTCGATCCGGTTATCGTCCTCAAGCTGGACACAGGTAGAACGGTAGAACTGCTCAAAGTAGTCCACCTCAGATAGGACAATAGACTCCCCCGCACAGATACCGAGGCGACCTTGGAACACGAAGAGATCGTTGATCTGCTGGTTCACGAATGTCGGGGTCTCGTTGCTGTACTGGTCGCCCACCTCTCGCCCTCGCCAATCATGGGGGCGCAGGGTCCAAGTGCCATCTGAGTTACGGATGAGAACCTGAGGCATCGTCTCGTTGCCAAGGTTCTCTGCCTCACCAAAGCCAATGGACTCAACCCACTGGGAGCCGTCCCATTCGACGTAGTAGTCATCCTCTTGTGTCCCAGACTGTCCGCTAACCCGAACGACCTCGTTGGCAGACCCTCGATCTGGGAGATCATCAAAGTCCGTGACGGTTCTGGAGGCGTAGTTTTTAGCCCCCTCGATCAATGTCGTATTGCCTGATGAGAGGTACTCTTTGACATCAGAGATGAAGAAAGGCGCGTCCGCTCGAATTGTAATTCCATCGTTGGCAGCGTCTTGGGTTGTCTCTGAGAAGGATACTGTGAAGGCGTTACCGTCCGCATCTGGACCGGAAATCGTAGCGTTTGTAATCGCGGTGGTGAGTTGTGTGAGGTTCTGGTTTAGTGCCGACACCTTGCTGTAGAAGATCTGCTTACTACCGTCATTCAAGGTGCGGATATGACCCAGCGTTACCGTGCGATCTGCGGCGTCAGTCCCGATGCCTGAGAAGAACACCGACTGTTCACGGTCAGGGTCACCACGGCTCTCGTTGACACCGTAGATCAGCGCTGGGAACGTCTGGTTACCGATGGTCTCCGTAGCCGACGAGATATACGTCGCAGCATCTGCTCCGTTGATCTGCGTGGTGATCGAGAGCTTACCCTCGTTGTCTACCGTCGCAGAGCTGATGGAGAAGGTGAACGTAGCACCATCGCTGTCTGTCAGGGTCTTACTGAACCCCTGCAATCGAGCAGCCATGATGTCGGAGTAACTGACCGTAGCACCGGATGCGTAAGAGCCGTTGCTGTTCTTCTTAGCGAGCGTAATTGCAAAGCAATCCGTTGTGCCAAGGTTTGCCGCTGTAACGCTGTCGGGCGTCGATGGCGTTGTACCGTAGGGGTCTCCCCCCGCGATGGATTTGTTCTCAAGAACCTGATCGCTGGCTACACTACTGGTCCGAAGGCGAAGTCGATTAGAGAAGTCTGCATCTAGTTGACCTGCGGTTATCGAGCTGACCAAGGACAGGGCGGCATCATATTGAGCATCATTCGTGTCGGTGATGTTATCGACATTGAGGAAGTAGTTCGTAGAGCCGTCGCCAGCATAGTTACGAGCATACACTTGGAACGGGCTTGCAGGAGCTTGCCACCCAGTACCAGTCTCATAGAAGCTCATGGTACGCACGAAGTTGCCGCCAAGCGGTTGCCCATCGTTACCATTGATCTGGTAGGTCCGAGTCTCCAGACGGCGGTTGTAACCGTAGCCGTCAAGGTCATCCAGAGTAGCCTCAATGTCAGATATGACATCAACCTCAAATGTCTGAATGCTAGAGTCTGCCAGCGTCCGGTCGTACTTGATCTTCAGGCCAGCTTTGTAGACTGCATCGGCAAAGCCGTTGGGGACTGTTGGGCTGGTGTGGTCAAACCGATTGTACCCAAGCTCGTGGGTAGACGCGGTGGCTGTGCTGTCCGTACCAGCATCAAGCGCCACGGTCTTCGTGCGGTTCGCGATGAACGTATAGTCACCAGCGGTCACCGCCCGGATAGAGACTGAGGGGTCCGATGCCGCCAAGTAAGGGGCGCTACGGAAGTCTGAGGTAACTGGCTGCGCCGTGCCAGTTTGGGTGTCATAGACCTCGACCGACCCGTCACTGTTGACGATGACGATGTACTTCTCCAGCTCATCTCGGTCGATGGTGTGGTGGAAGCTGGTGGTCCCTAGGGCCGTAGAGGTCAGGGATGCCACAAACTGCGCACCACGGCGCTTGTTTAGGCCTTGGATCGCGGATGGATAGGCGTTGACCATCTCCTCTACAGCCGTCTTGATCCGGGTCTCCGGGGGCTGCTGGGTGATCCCGCCGACTAGGTTCGGTACGTGATCTGTGATCTGCATATCAGTACATCCGGTTGGAAATAAGTGATGCCAGCGGCTGGTCCTTCAGGACGTTGTTATCGCTGGTCTTGTCCTCTTCCCACTCCATCTGGATCCACGCCCGCTGGGCTTGCATCTGGATCTGCTGAAGGTCCGCATCTGCGCCGAGAACATCGACCATGTAGCGGCTGGTGGCATCGAGGGTGATAAAGCGACGGCTGGATTCAGTAAGCTCGTGGAAGTCCAGCGCTATAACGAGGTCTACGTACTGATCATCCGTGAACACGTAGGTCCGGTTGATCATATCGTAGATCTTCCGATCCCGGATAACGAAGCGCTTGGTTCGGTCAGGCTGTCCGGTCTTTCCGTCTACAGCGTCGATCTTCATAGCGTTCACGGGGATCAAGATTTGACCGTCAGAAGAGATCGTCATCTTCCGTTTGCGGTCTGTGTTCCATGACCAACCACGGGACTGCACTTCACGAGAGGTCGTATCCAGAATGTTCACGGCCATCTGCGCTTCAGCGAGATCTTCATCGAGGTTGGTGATCGGTGCTTCTCCTACAGCGGAGAGCATGGAGTTTACCGACTCAATCTTAGTCGATGGTGTGATGAGCATGTTTTCCGCCTTTATAGGAAAAGGGAGGACCCCAAAACTGGAGTCCCCCCGGGATTATCATGGTACGGAAGTACCAAGGTTTGCGAGCTTGTTGACCTCGTAGTACGCGGAAGGACGAAGCGTCCCTGCGCCCATGAGGAGCTTCGACACGAGCAGCGAACCCTGCTTCGCGACTGAATACTCGGACTCGGTGGTGAGGTCTTGCAGCTTGACCATGCCCATACCTTCGGTGTGCATGAACATGCCGAGGGTGCTGGAGGCATCGACGGCGTAGTCCTGACCGAAGCCGTTGGACGGCGCGTTCAGAGGGCTGCGGCCATCAGGGCCGGTGTTGCTGTTTGCAGTACCGTCGATTGCGAGGTGGTTCGTCTTCACCAGATCGAAGCCAGCAATCTTGTAGATAACCGCGTTCGCGAAGTCGCCACCGTTAGCGGAGAAGTCGGAGTTGATGATGCGGTTGTCGGTGGTCTGGTTGATGAGGTCGTAGTAGACGCGAGGAGACACGTAGAGGCTACGGCCTTCAAGCGGCAGGTTGTTCTCATCGAAGTAAGCGGCGGCAGTGAACGCTTCGTCAATCAGGCTTGCGGCAGTGGCAGAGGTGCCAAGGCGCTTCGTGACTGCGTTGTTCATGCCGACGAGACCCTTACCAGCGCCAGATGCAGCAGCACGGTCGCCAGCAGTGAAGTTGGCGTGGTCGGTGTTGGTGTCACCCACTACTTCGTCGCTGTTGTACTGGTCGCCGAGACGTGCATCACGAACGGCCATCTGGAAGAGGGTGCGCTCACAGGTCAGTGCGATTGACTGGGCCATCTGCTTCGAATATTCCCCACGGAACTCGAAGTGGGTGAGCATCTCATCGATGTTGTTCAGGAACACAGAGGACACAATGAAGTCGTCGATATTCA